CGCACCATCTCGTCAGACTGAGTAAAAATCCTTAGTAATTGTGGCAATGCACCATCAACTACTTCAGCAACTTCACCAGTAACAATCTGAGAGCGCCCTTCTACTTCGTTACCATACGGTTCACGATTGTAGTATTCAATAGCCTTTGAACGCTCATCAGTAGTGTCTGTTTGAATATAGCCCAGAGAGTTATCAATCTCTGCATCTAGTATTCCTTTGAGTTTTTCTTGATCCATTAGACGATCCATTTTGTGTTAATTTTAAGGGACTTATTCCATTCATTAGGCTTCTCATCAAGCCCTACTGCGACATACCGCCAAGCATCAGCAGCATGGGAATGTTGGTCATGCAAAGGTTTATCGCTAAACATCTTAGTATCAGGGTCTACAGCATATCTGTAGTGTCTTAAAGCCTGTAATCCTTCAGCGCATTTATTCTGGTCAAAGTAGCATCTGTTCATTAGCATCCTAGCAGAGTTAATGCCATCAGCAATGGACAGTTTAGGAGTAATCCTAACTGGTAATCCCATGCCTTCAATAATTTCTTTAGTACTTCGACCTGTCATATTCTTGTGTTCTGCATCATGGGGTAGCCAATGATCCCTATAGGTATAACCCTTATTCTGAAGCACTTGAACATAATGGTCAATGGTTTTCTGACAGTTCTGGTAGAAGTCTATGATTCTTACTTCACCACCGGCTACTGTCTGCACAAACCAGATACTAGTCATATCACTCCAGCCCAAGTCCCAAAAAGTTGAAACTGGTATGGACATATCTACTTGCACATCTTTAATTCTGTTTTCTTCTTGAGCCTTTCTTAGCTCATTGGCATAGACTGCGCCATCTAATACTTGTCTTGTATTGCCTTCCCAAACATTTAGGTAGGCATCTATATCCCTAGCCTTTAAATCTTCCATCTCGTCTCTTAAGACTTTAGGAAACCAAGGATTGTCAGAGTAATTAACTTTAACTACTTTGGAATTGCTCGGTGGCAATACTACAAACCGCTTGTAAGTCTCATCTGTATCTAACTCAGGATTGAAAGTAATCCATATCTCTGAGTTTTCTTTACGGATTGTGGGAATCAATACATCCCAGCTAGACTTAGAAGTAGTCTGTGCTTCTTCTACCCAACAGACATCTACACCCTCAAAAGACTTAATCTTTGTGACATTGTGCTTTAGTCCTGCGAACAAGAACTCTGTACCATTCTTGCCATATATAGCTGTGTTCTGTACTTCATAGAATGACTCTAAGTTCATCTTCTTTATCTGGTCTGCTAGTAGGGCATGAACAGAATCGCTGATAGAATTCTGGAACTCTCGAGCGCATAATATTCTTAATGGTTTTTGTGCGCCTAAAGCCAATAAAGCTATAGATGCACCCCAAGACTTACCAGATCCTCGACCACCGTAAGCCACCTTGTATCTGTGTGGCTCAAACAAGAAGCTCATCTTCTCTGGTAACTCTAAATTGAGTTCACTCATTCAGGCTTCTTAAGATTAATATTGATAGAAGTTATTGTTTCAATTGCTCCACCATCCAAGCCAGACATCTCTGTAACCTGAATTGCTTTGCCATCTACCCTATCCATAATTTCTTTAACAGCCCAAGGCTCTCCATCTTGAGCAGCCTCTACTAGCTTTCTAGCAATCATTCTTAGTTTGACTGCATCCTCTTGGACTAGCTCTTTTCTAAGCTGGTCAAAGAATAGTCTACCCTTCCTAGCATTATCATTGCCTTTGGGCGCACCTACTGAGTTAATTGTTTCAATAGGCAGTTTGTTGTTTTCGCTACTGTTTTCCATTCCAATCCAAACGGTTATTGGTTGATGATGTTGCAAATATACAACAGTTTTACTAATCTAGCAAACCTTGATTCATTAATGACTTTCTTCTAAGAAGGTCTGCACCCTCATTCCATATCAAGGCATCTTCTGGGTTTATATCTAATCCAAACTTTCCTTCCTTAAATGGGAAGTTTTCTAATCTTTGCTGTGGAGTTAAATCTATTCTAGTTTGGGCTAATCTTGCTTCAGCCTCTCCAGCTAAATTGTTATACATTTCAAATGGGCTGTAAGGAGTAGATCTTTTATCTAGACCATATAAAGTTACTAAGTTTTGCAACTCATTGTTTGGTTGTCCACCTACATCAGATACTATTTCCATAGTTTTCTTGTCTATAGGAGACATATCTAACTTTTCAAACATTTCTTTTACTGTTTTAGCTCTATCCTCAAAAGGGATTGAAGATGGAAGTCTATTTATCTCATCCCTCATCATCAATACTTTTTTAGCCAATAAAGCATCATCCTGTTGATTAAAATAGTTAAAGTGACCGCCTCTATTCCAATCTTCTATCTTTTGAACACCATGCTGTAATTCATGGATTAATGCGCTTTTCTGCTCTTTTGCATACTCAGATCCTGTTGCACCTTCTGGTCTTGGTGATACTGTGTATTCATTAGTTCTTTGATTAAAGGATGCGCCACCTACTTTTGGTTTACCCATAAAGTCTCTAGTAAAAACAGCCTCATCAACACCAACTGGAGCATTTGACAATATGCCACCATAGTTCTTATAAAGCTCTTTATGACCTAGAACATTTTGCATCTGTGGATAACTTGCAAGCTCTTTAGCTGTACCGTAAGACAATACAGGAATATCTTTATCTGATATTTCTTGTCTCCAGTTATTATCTAAGCCTCTAACAGTACCTGTTTTTTGCCAAATTTCTTCTGGAGTTTTTCCAGCTTTTTCCATTTTTGATGCTTCAAATGCTGCCTTTTTATCAAAGTTTTTAGCACTTGCGCCAATAAAAATCTGTGATGGATTGTAAGCACTAGCATAATCAATGACTTTTGCTCCAGTAGCCATTGGGTTTCCAGTAATAGTCTGCACTAACTTATCGCTTAATTTTGTTGCACCAGCACCCACAAATGGGCTTGCTATGGCAGCATAGCCAAATGGTTCACCAGTTTGATAGCCTTCCATATAAGCCCTATTTCTAGGATCTAATACAGATAAGTTTTCTCTTTGTGGTAAACCAGCAGCACCTTCAGCAAATCCAGCTTCTCTAGGCATTGCTGTCTTGCCAGTTGTTGCATCAACAAAAGCAGTAGGGTTTACTAAAAATCTGGCTGCACTTGTAGGCACATCCAATAAGCCTTGTAACTTATCACCAAGTAGCGATAGATACTGGCTTTTTCGGATGTCATCTAACAATGCCATTTCTTATCCTTAATGAATTTGTGTTACCACTTAACCTTGTCAGCCCACCAACTCGCTGACATCTTGCCCTTCGCTATATTCTTAGCATGTCTAGCCTTAAATGACTTTCTTCTAGCTTTATCAGCCTCGGACTCACCTTTCATAGCCGGTGATCCTGATACTCCTTGCTGACCAAAGCGGATTGTCTTGGTCTTATCACCCTCTTTTGCCACTACTACATGGCTTTTAGTAGGATGATTTGGTGTTCTTTTAGGTCGATTAAATCCCTCTACCCCAATTCTCTCAAGAATCTTGGCAGCTTCCCTAATTTTCACTTTTTGACTTTCATAGGTTTGTTTTTATAGCCTTTATCTTCTTTAGTCATTTTCTTCGCAGTTGCTTGTGGAATACCTAATTGCTTAGATAACTCTTTATTGCCCGCTACTGCATACATTAGTTTTGCTTGAGCTTTAGATTTGAATGGCATAGTTATTTCTTAGCCTTGTATGGTTTGGCTGTCTTTGCAGCAGCCTTGAAGTCTTTAGCACTAGGAGCAGCCTTGCTACCTACCTTGTTCATCTTTTCGCCAGATCCTTCAGCGATTCTCTTGCGCTTTGCATGGATATTGCCGTAGAGACTATTCTTCATATTCATCTTCCATTTCATCTTCTTTGGTCATTACTTCAAATTCTGAGCAGCCATTCTTTTCTGAACAAGTAAACTCGAACTTGTCGCAGTAACCCATGCCCTTACCCATGCCACAAGTCGGCATATCTTTAGATGGGCAGAAATACTCACAATCCATGCACTTTGCTACTGGCTTGTCTGTGTAGTTAGCAATCACTATCGCTTTGCGCTTGTTGCCATCATTAATTACTTTGTCTTGTGTTGCTAATGGACAAGCAGAGACATCACTCTCAAGAAGTCCACCCTCTTTTTTACCAGCCATCTTAGGCTTATCACCTAGTAGACCTACCATGATTGTTGTCTTGTCCATGAAAATTCCTAAAAAAAAGCCCAATTTAATGGGCTTAAATCTCTGTGAAGGAGAAAAATGAAAAAAATCAGGAAACTTTAGATACATTTTCCCAAGGCAATCTTACTACATTTTTAGAAAAGCAACAACTTTTTTATCTATGGTTTCTTTTTTCATAACAATGGCAGCAAAACCACTTTTGCCTAAACTCACCTACCATGACAAAGTTACCTGTATGCTTTGGCTTTTTAACTCTGCAATTATCGCAGTACCTTGTCTCTTGATAGCTTCCTGTTAAGCTCTTTGTTAATTCTTGTTCTGGCTTCTTGTAGGTCATTCTCTAGTTTCTTTACATTAATTCTAAGGTAGTTAGCGATAGAATGGTTACTCTGGTATGGATGGCTTACATAAAATGCCTTTAAAGCCCTTCTATGGTGTTCTGGTAGCTCTTTCATACAAGACTCTACTAGTTCACCATCTTTCCAGTCAATACTCGGCATATCAGGGTAATCTTCTTCCATGACATTACCTAGCTCTGGATTGTAGTTCTTTTCAAAAGAGCGACAGGTAGAAGGTTGCTTTGGAGATGGATCTTCTAGCCACATAGTGACATAGTATGACCAATTAAGAAGCCTCTCATGAATACTCATATTTACCCAAAAAATCTTTCATACAGTTCTGGTCTGTTTTCTTGTATCCATTGCTTTGAGGCATCATTACAGGCTTTGTAATCTCTCCCATAAGTCATGCTTCCAACATGATGCACATAAGACCTAGATACATAATGTTTACATCCATTGTTAATCATGTCAAGACATAGTATATCGTCAGAAAACCAATCTATCGGAACAAGTGGGACATAGGTATCTTTTGAAACTGTATTAAATATTCCTGCTACATAGTCTACTTCTACAATCTTAGACTCCCCCTCATAAGCCATGCCGACTAACTCTCCCTGACCATATCTAATATTTTGCCATCCCTTAGCATAGTTAGTTCTTGCAGCTAAAATACCTACTTTTTTGCCAACTTGCAATAAAATCTCTAAATCCTCTATCAGTTGTTGGTAGCTATTTGGGTTTAATACGACATCATCAGCACAGGCTACACCATAGTCATGGTTCTTGAATACCTCTTGTGTCATAAACTCCCAAGCCTTGCCACCAGTATCATAGGTGTGTTCAAAGTTATGAGTTTTGTGATTTGGCAGCTTGTAATCTGATCCGCAGATATATATTTCAACATCCTCTGGGACATACAATTCAATAGACTTTAACAAGACTGGTAAAGGTTTACCTGTTTTTGAGCTAATAAAAATTGGTGGATTTTTCATAGTAGTTCCTGTGTTTTCTCTAATAAATCTTCTTCGGTTAGTTCATACTTCTTTTCAAATGCTTTTCTACCAAGTCCATGAATTCCTGTATCTCCTCGATGGTGTTCTGGGCAGAGTCCAATAACAGGTGCTGTGTTTCTTTTCCCTGCTCGTCTAATATGATGGATTTCACAAGGGGTTTCTCCAAGTTCGAGATGTCTACATAATATGCACCCAAGTCTGGCAACTTTGTCATAGTGTTCCTTTTCTGCTTTAGTCAAGATTCAAAGTCCTGTATTTAACCCCATCGTTCCATTGCTTATCCTCTGCCATCTGATATAGTTCAATCACTTGGTCAGGGGTTCTGAAGGTAGGAGTATTTTGCCCAGAAAAGCAGAAGGCATACCATAAAGGACATTCTCTACTGTGATACCACTCAATAAATTGAGGAATCATGGCTATTTCAGATGCTTTGAAATTTGCAGTACCTTTGACACTAACCAATCTTGTGCCTTTGTTACTAGAAACGATATAGTCAGGAAGATTCCTAACAAGAGGGTTAAGGGTATAAAAATTAGGAATAGGATCTTTCTTTTCATCAAAGCCAAGCCTTCTAAAAAATACCTGTTTACTTTCACAGTATTGCTCAAATAACTCCTCACCTAGATTTCTACCAGAGTTTCTCTGAGTATAGGAGCTATTGCCATTCATCTTACAGCTCGATCCTGTGACCGATTAGATGCCTCTGTAGTGCGCCAGATTTCAGCCCTTAGTTTGGCAGCCTCTAGGAAGTATTTGAGCTTTTCTTCCTCTAGCATAGCTACCTTGATACCTTCAACAATAACCAAGTAATCAGGATGAGCCAAGGCATAATGCTCTGCTCTGGTAATAGTGTTTTCATTGCATTTCATAACTAAGTCAGCCTTCTTTATTTTCAAGAAGTTCTCTAGGTAAACCCTTTGGCTTTTAGCCTCGGCATACTTTGGTGCATTTTCAATGATGAAACTAACAGCCTTGTTAGGGTTAATTGTTGTCATTGACTCATTTATTTCATTCTTATCCATGATTTGCAAACTCCTTGTGATATTTATGCCTTGCTTCTTCTGCTACAAACTCTGCCAACTCTAAATCATTGTAAGCACCTAAAAACTTAGTTTTCTTGTTAATTGTTATTTTTGCAATCCATTTTCTTTTGTCACTAGCCCAATGAATATTTTTTAGACCAGACTTATTTGTCACTCTTAATTTTTGATTACAATTGTTTTCAGACTGAGTGGCTTCTCTAAGATTTTCAATCCTATTGTTTAGAGGATTACCATCTATATGGTCTAAGCATTTAGGCAAATAACCATAGTGCATCATAAAAATAATGCGGTGCATCAAATATGTTTTTCTTTTAATACAAATCTGCATATACCCATTAGGTCTTAAAGTGCCATATTTTTTACCATTTTTTCTGTTGAACAAATTTCCATCAACATATTCAAACTTTTGATTTAAAATTTCTTTTGTGACCATAATTCAGTTAATCCTTCCTTTAGTTTGTCTAGGGCTACAACACCCCTCTTTTCTAAAACTTTACCTAAATATCTTCTTCTTTCTGATAACTTCATGCTTGCAATATATCTTAGCTCGCACTCATACCGGTATTGCTCACTACTTGTATCTTTAAATAAGTCCATTAAAACAATGTCACTTGCCTTTGTGCATCTTCTATTCGCTTACAAGCAATATCAAAATATTTTTGTTCTTTTTCAATTCCAATAAATTGTTTTTTTGTGTTTACACAAGCTACACCAGTTGTTCCTGACCCTGCATACGGGTCTAAAACAGTTTCACAATCTACAACAGCAATAATATTTTCAGGCAAAGAAACAGGAAAAGCTCTTGTATGCTCCGAATTAGTGCCACTAACACCAAAATATTTTTTTAACCAAATATCGGTAAGACCTAACATATTATTAATTACAGTATTTGTTTTTGATAACCAATAAATTCTTTCAGAAAAAGGATAAAACCTAATTTTGTCAAAGTTTTGACTGCCTGTTTCCCAACAAATTTCTTGCTTTAGTTTAAATTTTGACTTTAATAACCATTCATAAGGTGTAATGCAAAAGCCATTTTTTATTCTATTTTTGTGGTTATAAAATAAATTTCCACCTTCATTCAAAGAGTCATATAACAAATTTAATATTTGTAATTGTTGTTCTTGGTAAATAATTTCAGGAAGATTATCTTCATAAGGGTTGTGTTTTTTATTGCCAGTATGATGGTTATTTCCCAAATTATAAGGTGGGCTAGTAATAACTAAATCAATATTTTTAATTGTTGGCAATATTTCAGCACAATCTCCAAAGTAAAGGGTTGCATTACCTATTTCAACTTTCATTGCATTGCTTTCTTGGCCATTACTAGCAAAACTTTGTCTTTTAACTGCTGGTGGTTTTGAATACCATAATCATTAACTCCCAGCTCCTTGGCTTTAGCTTCTATACCTTGATTGCTAAACATCCAAGACTTATCATCCATCTGTTTGCTTACAGGATTCTTACCAAAAGACCTTCTTACCCAGTTTCTCCAAGTGGCAAACCAATCAGCCCTTATACCTTTAGAAGATGGCTGTGCAATCCAATAATCTTTAAATTCATGAAAAGTTGCATTAGGATCTAACTCAGGTCTCTCTTGTTTACAAAAGCTAACCCATTCATTTGGAATCTCAACTAAATCAAATCTAGAACCTTTATTAGATTTATATTTATTAGATTTAGGTTCTACTTCAGGTTCTACTTCAGGTTCTAGTTCAGGTTCAGACTGCTGTGCAACAGATGCATAACTGCTATCCAACTGTTGCGTAGCTGTTGTTTTTGATGCTAAGAGCTTGAGTTTATTAAACTTTTCTATTGCATCTTCGTCATCTATATATAATGACTCTGGTGGAATAGGATACTTAATCCTCTTGATTTGTAGTCGCTGTCTAAACTTAGGAATAATTCCAAAAGTCTTTTTGCCATCAGAATATAACCTGATTAAGTCTACATCATTAAGCATTGAAAGCAATCTTTGAATATGCTCTTTCTTTAAATCAGCTCGTCTTGCCAATCTAAACTCAGTAGCCTCAAATAACCCCATATCATCTGCTGTAAGGCAAATAGCAATATAAAGCCATCTAGCTTCTATTGTTAATGACAATACTGCTTCAGACTCAAGCAATCCATCTCTTATAAGTCTATTAGGCATAATTACTCCATTTGGTAGCGGGCTTGGGGACTAGCCAAGCAGATACAGAAAGCCCTAGAGGAAGCCTTTTATATCCTTTTCCGCTATCAAATAAAAAAATTGTTTGCATGATTCCTCTAGTTAAGATGATGGGTAGTCAGCCCAATAACTCCACTTTAAACCATATTTTTTACAAAATCAATAGCTTCTTGTGGATTATTTATTCTTACTACCGGTGATCCTTGCCAAGTCCTTTGGAACTCTAGCTGCGCTGGGGTAAATGATGCCTTGTCATCTCGCTTGACTTCAATAAGGTAAGTCTGGCCATTCATTCCAGCCAACAAATCTGGGCAGCCTTTGCCGACTTCGTGCAAGTGGAATATAGACATCCCCATAGCTCTTAGGTGTTCAACTATGGCTTTTTGGTTAATATCTACTCTCTTAGCTCTCATTGTTGTTTTTCCGCAACTTAGGGTTTTCCTTACTAATTATTTTTATATTGTAAGGTTATTGTAAGTTTCAAAAATTAAATTATTCATGTAGGAAGTTTTTTTGTTTAACTGTTTAGGAGAATCAAATGGAATATATCACTAAAGATGGTTGGGTAATTACACAGGCAATGTATAACGAAGTCAAAGAAATTTGTCCAGACTTAAGTTTTGATGAAATTCTTAGAATGGTAGATCTTATAAAGTCAAATAGCATTTATCCATCAATCAAATAAGGGTAGGGCGAAAGCCCTATTCATTAAGTTTAAGGAGTTTGTATGAAAGTTACTAAGTTAGATATTTTTGGTGCAGCAGTTTTAGGTGCAGTTATTGGTTCAATGTTTGCTTTGTTTATTTAAGGAGAATCAGATGAATAAAAGATTTAGCAAAGACACTATGTTGTCTCATATTTCAAAACAAATGGAATTGTTAGAAAAAGAATGGAACTTTGATCCTAATAATGGTTCTGCACAGGTTAGAAATTCTAATCCAAATAGAGTAATGGCTTATGGTGAATACAATGCTTTAGATGATTTGTATGACCAAATTGCTTATGGTTTAGTTAAAGGTTAAGGAGAAGATGATGAGTTACGACAGATGGTTAGAACAGCCTTATGCAGATGAGACTCAAAGAGAAGATGAGTATTGTGAGGCTTGGTATGAACAGTATTCATATATTGAAGATTGCTTTAAATCTAACAAACCCATCTCTTATGGTCAGAGACAGGTTAGTGCAGATAACTGTGACTTCTATGACTTTGTTGCTAGAGAGCAAGTAGAGATCCTTAGACTCATGGCAAATAAAGATGATGCTGGCTTACTCAAAAAGATGAAAGAAATCTATGAGAGCAATATGGCTAGTTTGATTGACCTAACTATAGGCTAATTATGATAACCAAATACCGCAGACTACGGATGTCAGGATTGTGTAAGTCTACAGCTTTATATTTTTGTTGGCGCAGTTTTTTAAATAGGTTTTTAAGGAGAAATAAATGAGTAAATATGCAGAATTAAGAAAGATTGATGTCTCAAGCAAGATTGAGAAAAAGAATGGTCTTAGCTATTTGTCATGGGCTTGGGCTTGTGACCAATTGCTACAGCAAGATCCTATGGCTACTTGGAATTATGGTCAGCCAGTATTATTTGGTGAGACTGTGATGGTATTCTGCACAGTCAATGCTTTTGGCAAGTCTATGACTGCACAATTACCTGTGATGGACTATCGCAATAAAGCCATTCCTAACCCAGATGCTTTTGCAGTTAATACTGCTATGCAGAGATGCCTAGCCAAAGCTATCGCATTGCATGGTATAGGCTTGTATATCTATGCTGGTGAAGATTTGCCACAGGAAGATGCAGAGCCTGTAGATGTTACAGAGCTAGAAGAAATGATTGTCTTGTCAAAAGATATGGATGAGTTAAAGAAGAACTTTGCTCATGGCTACAAGGTAGCAAGCAAAGACAAGGCAGCTCTAGTCAGGATCAACAAAGCAAAAGAAGATAGAAAGGCACAATTATCATGAACCACTTAGACAATATTGATAAACCATATATTCCAGCAGCTAAGACAAATATTATGGAAACACTAAGAAAGCTAGGGTGGACACCGCCTAGCGAAGATAAAAGATTTCAAGAGAAATTTCAGACTTATAAACACTTAGCATGGAGAAATGAGCAATGAAGATTGATGATAGACGAGACTACTCTGGTGTTTGGATTGACCTAATGGCAGAAGTAAAGATGTTGCACCACTACTGCATATCCGGTGACTGGACTACCGCAATTAAGACAGCCAAGAACTGTAGCAGTTATGCAGATGAATTATCCCTTGTTCTAAAAGAGATGTCTGAGGTAAAATAATGGTTACCATCATAGTTGTTTTATTGTTGGGTTTATTAATGGGGGTAGGGCTTGTAGCCCTTATTCTATGGTTAGGGGGTAGATGATGGAACAAAGAACAGAAGAATGGTTCGCAGCCAGACTAGGCAAAGTAACTGCTAGTAAGGTTGCTGATGTCTTGGCTAAGACTAAAACAGGGGTTAGTGCCTCTAGAGCTAACTACCTAAGTGATTTAGTTGTAGAAAGACTTACAGGGCAGCAAGCAGAGTTCTACCAGAATGAAGCTATGCAATGGGGAACTGAAACAGAGCCTCAAGCAAGAATGGCTTATGAAGCCTATAAAAATGTCTTGGTTGATGAGGAAGGGTTTATTGACCATCCTACCATTGCTAACTTTGGCTGTAGTCCTGATGGGCTTATAGGAGTTGATGGGTTGATTGAGATCAAATGCCCAAACTCTAAGACCCATATTGACACCTTGCTTAGTGGCAAAGCTCCTAGTAAATATATTCCACAGATGCAAACTCAGATGGCAGTAACTGGTAGACAGTATTGTGATTTTGTATCTTTTGATCCAAGGCTTCCAGAGGATTTGCAGTTGTTTGTTGTCCGAGTAAATAGAGACGATGAATATATTGCAAATCTCGAAGAAGAAGTAGTAGCATTTTTAAATGAAGTAGAAGAAACAGTAACTAAATTGAAAGGTTTACGAGATGGCAGTCAAAAAGCAGCTTAAAGCAAAATCAGGAACTTACACAAACAAACAGGGAGAAGAAAAAACTCGCTATGTCAATGTAGGTGTTTTATTGGAAACCAGCAAAGGTGAGATGCTAAAGATTGAATCTTTGCCTGTACCTTTTGATGGCTGGATCTACTTTGCAGATTTAGAGAAGCGAGAAGTAGGACAAAACCCTACAACAGCACCAGTAGAGCAAGACATTCCCTTCTAATTAACAATGGGCGAAAGCGGATGCTAACAAACTAGGATTGCCCTTATATACAAGGATTGCCCTAAGTTAGTGCAGCGAGTAGCTTAGTTTTGAAAGGTTTATATGAGTCAAAGAGAAATGAAACAAAAAAGAATCCAGTATTTATTACTCAGGATGCAAAAAGAACCCATGAACTGTCACCAGATGGCAGATGCAGTTAATTTGAGCCACAAGTCATTTACCAAGTATTTGACAGAGATGCGCTACAAAAAGCAAGTCTATATAGCTCACTACAACAGAAGTGCAACAGGTGCATATACTATTTTCTATCAGACTGGCAACTTGCCTGATGCAGAAAAGCCATTGCCATTTAGTCAGGAAGAATACAATAGAAGGTATAAAGAAAAGATGAACCCACAGTCAATTAGAAAGCCAGCTAAATTTATTGCTAGACCAGACTATGCTGCTCATTGGCTTTTTAATCCGATAGCAGAGATTTAAATGATTATTGATCCTGTAGATTTGGCAGATAGACTATATGAACTTTTGCAAGCTAAGAATACTAATGGTGGATATGTTGTAAAAAAACAACACAGACAGACTGTGATTGAAGCAGAGCATTTACTTAGGGAGTTATTTAAAAGATGAGTTTTGATGTCTATACACAATCAGGTATGCACTTTGTTATTTGGTTTGATAGCATTGAGAAGCTATTGGAAAGTATGCTAGAGAACCCTAACGACACTTATCATAGAAAGAATTAAGAAATGAATGAAGAATTAATGAAAGACTTTTGGAGTCAGGTCAATGAAATTGAGCAGTTAAGCTGCAAAATCAATAGCTGTCAGTCTATAATCACCATCTGCGCAGAAAGAGCTTTAGGTGATGACTCTGGCGCATTGTGGGCAGCAGCAGATATTCTTAGCGATATAGAGTCCAAAATGGATGACAGAGTTCACAAGCTATGCGCAATCTATAGACAACTTAAAGAACCAGTTGAAAAGGCTAAAAAGAAATGAATTTAGAGAAAGACTTTACCCTGTCAGAAGATGAATTAGAAGTAATCAGAGCAGCAATTAGAAAAACAATGGCTGAGTATTTAGCTAACCAGAAATGATTAGATGGTCAGGAACTATACTGTGTTTGATAGGTATAGCCCTGACTAGTCTCAATATATACCCTTTAAACCTCTTATTTGGGCTTGTAGGCAGTTTTCTGTGGACAGTCCAAGGCTACCTATACAGGGACAATGCTTTGCTCTTGGTGGAGCTTGTAGCAGTTTTTATTTATCTAGTAGGTATAGTTAGTATATTTATATATTGATTAAAGTTTCATGCACTTTTGTATAGAATAAGAAACAAATTACACAGTCCAGATCTTGCCTCGGAAAGTAACCTCACCTTTATCTTCATCCCAGACTTGAATTAACTCAGGTGGTAGCAACTTGCCATCAACAAAGGTTAGAACTGCGAATCCACTTCTCCAGTCTTTAGGGTTGTCCTCTGTGTAATCTACAAACTGGTCTCCCATTGGATTAGCTAAACAGCCGGTTTGAACACCATAGCGAGTTCCCTTGTAGTCTGTAAATGGTTCTACCTTTAACTGGTGAGTGTGACCTGTGATGATAGAAGTACCGGCAAAAGTTGTATTGTTCGATCCTGCATAGCGACCACCCTTCCACCTGTGTTTAATCACAGTATCGTCATTAACCCAAAATGACCAACAAGGCTGCCATAGCGGAAAATGGTCTTTAAGGGTAAATCCTTGGACTCCTTCATAGTGCGGAGCTTGTGCTGCCAAGAAGTTCTCGAATCTAGCATCATGGTTTCCAAGAGTCCAGATAAGGTTAGACTTGTGGACTGAGGCTTCTTCGATAGCAGTTAGATGCTCTTGGACAGCTTTGAGTTCTTCTAGAACAGAAGGTTTAGAATCCCAGCCGATTCTAGGGTGTCGGCTAATAGATGCGCCATCAAAGGCATCACCATTATTAACAATGACTTGAGGCTTGTGGGCTTTAATGAAGGTTAGCAATGCTCTAAAGGCTGTGCTGTAATCATCTGGATAGAAGTGGGCATCAGAGAAAACAACTACTGTGCCATTCTCAATGACTGTTCCTCTGCGGACAGAGTGCCTAGTTTCTTCTAACTTTTCTGTTAGTTTTTGCTTGGCATCAGCTTTATTAAAATTAATAGTTTGTTTTAATGGATTGTTTGTGGCTAAGGTTATATTGTATTTACCTTCTAGGAAGTTTCTGCGCCTCATAATGGCTCGAACATCCACACCAACAGCTTTGCTCATTGCAGTTGGTGATTGAATTTGTTTCCATAGCTCTATAAATTCTTGATCGGTGCAAGATCGCTGTGTCATTAAAGTTCCTTGGGGTCGTAACCCAATTGAGTAGCTACTTTGTTTGAAAGTTGATTAAAGACTACATCATGCTTATCCCAAGACTTACTGCCCTTCATATATAACCTCATATGGATTAATTCATGGGCAGTCGTACGGACACAATGGTCTAGGAACGATAGTTTGGCAGATGAGATTCTAATGGTATGTGGTTCTGGTTCATATTCACCATAACAATTTTGGTCATTAGTAACTTCAAAATTAACTTTGGATGATGGGGGAAGATTCCACCGATTAAAGGGTGGGAGTTGAATTAACATCTCATAAATTGCTTGCACAGTTTGTGGGGTGACTAATTTCATCTGCCTAGTATCCTAGTTAATTATGACAATATCAAGACTCAAACATCTCTTTCTCATGGGTTCTTCTAATAACCAAACCTTTTAAAACCTTGCCACCGGCTTTAGTCCAGACTAGGAATTGTTCAGCAGCACCCTCATAATCACCCCTATTTACCTTCATTCTTAGGGTAGAGTTCTGTAGATTACCTAGTCCGACATTAAAACTAAAGCTAACCAAGGCATCAAATTGACCTTGAGTCATAGGCACTTTAATCAATCTCAATACACCAGCTTCAAACCTAGTAAGGTCTTTTCTAAGTATTTCATCAATCTCATCATTGCTTAAAACCCTATCCCAGCCTGTAGGTATAGGTAGTTGTTTTCTATCAGCAAATGGAACTTTAGCATGGTTAGGGTCAATGACATGACCAACTCCTATAGTCCAGAGCAAGGCAGGGCATTGGTAAGCCTTATTTCTAACACCCTCATCTTGCTTGATTTGTTGAATACACTTTTGACTTACTTTCACTTTTTAGACCAGCCTCTTGAACCAAACCAGTAGCCAATAATAGCGCCAAGCATAGCCATCTCATCTTCGCTAAATATCATATCTGTAGCTTTAAGGAAGTCATCGACATTGGTAATCAAAGTGCCATGAGTGAACAAATACCAGCCAATACCGATATTAATAATAAACAACTCAGCCACAAACAAATAGGTTACTACTGGTCTTACTGTGGCTACAAAGGTAGAAGCCCAAGGAGAAGCTCTCTCTAGGACTTTGGCATCATGGGCATAGGCAGCCTTGGTCATCTCTGCATCAGTCTGCATCATTACTTGGTCTGTGCGGATTTCTTCTACTTTGGCTTGAGCAATGAACCCTCGCTCCATCATCTGCAATTCTCTGTCAGTCTGCATCTGAGCTAGTTCTAACTCATGCTTCTTGTCAGACTTGTCTTGAAAGAATCCTAATAGGCTTGGCAGTCCTGATACCAATAGACCGCCTAGTGTTGAAATTAATGAAAACATACCTACTCCTAGTTATTTGATAATGGGTTATCTAAGGCTCGCTTAATCTTGTTATCTGTTTCTTTGCGCATTTCTCTAAGGTCTTTATCTACTTCTCTAGATAACTGCTTGCCATCTCTCTCAACTTGCTCAACTACCTTCTCAAGTCTGCGGACATCATTCTTAATGTCATTCTTGATGTCTCTAGTGTAGTCATTGACCTTGGCTGAAGATTCTTCGAGTAGGGCTATTTTCTTGTCATAGTTAGTAAAGTCTGGGCTGACATAGTTTTGTATCGCAGAGCGCATACTCATATAGTCGTTATAGAACTCGAAAGCTCCCCAGAAAGCACCACCGACCACAGGAGCGATAGTTATAACCATTATCATTAGCTTATTAGTTAGTTTAAAACTAAAGCCAGCAACACTAATCTCTTTTTCTATATTGTCCATCTACCATTTCCTCATGCTTAATTTGACTGTTTTTTGTTAAAAAGTAAAAAGCCTTGCCATTGTCCTGTATAGGTTTCTTGACAATCTGTAGGTACAACAAATCCACAATCTGAGGCGATTGAGGAATTGGTCTATCTACAACTACTGCTACAGCTTCTGGTGCTTTTGCTTTAATGGGTGCTTTTGGGTGTGTTTTTGGTTGTTCTTTTTTATCTTCCTTTTTTTCCTCTTTCTTCTCGGTCTGACTAGTTAGCTGACTAGTTACCTGACTAGGGGTATTCTGTCGAGCAATAACACTAGTAGGACTAGTTTGGCTTGTAGAGGAAGGAGCTGCGATAGCTTGGTTTACTACAGGATCTGCCACCAATTGCTGTTCTACTGTAACTGTTGTAGGTGCGCTAGGTGTAACAATATTGGCTAAAGCATAGGCTTGTGCATACCCATCACAATCTCTATTAAAGAGTGCATTAATACTGCATTGGTTATTAAAGTAGGCTTGCTGATAATTAGGGCATTGTGCGCTATACAACTGCGATATAGAGCATTGTTGAGCTAGGTAGGCTTCTTGGTATCCTAAACAGCTAGAACTGTGTAAAGGATTAAGCAGACATGGATCACCAGTAGAGCCTGTTATATAGCTAAAAGGTGTGTTTGTAGAGTACCCAGCTCCATGATAATACTGAGTGTATTCACCGACATCCCCTGTCATACCCATTGTGATAGTTCTATTAGGGCTGATATTCACCTTTTCATAGTGCATACCAATAAAGCCACTAGGTTTAATCTCTACACCAAAGGTATTTAGATTCTGTGGAACTCCATACTCGGAGATATTTTCCCAGACATATCGCTGATATTGTGGTGTGCCTTCAGTTAAGAACCGACCTGAGTAGTTAAGCAAGTCAGTCTGCAAAGGCATAATGGCAAAGCTAAATGGAGTGCCATTGTTAGTTCTTAAGTCAAATCCTGAACAACACCAACTATTTGTCGGATTGAGAAAGCCAACAACACCATTGCTGAACATATAAGATTCAGTAAAGACCCTACCATAGTAAGGAAAACTAAACTGGAGTGGAACTCTGACATATCCATCATCACTAATTCTATGCTCCGTTACCTGTGCCTGTGCTATGCCAATACAGGCTAGAAAGGCTACTAGCCACTTCATTTAATCTTTGGTCGGTCTGGAATCATCTTAGGGTTAGCAAGCCAGTAATCTTTAGCCTGAACCCCTACCATTCCCTCTACAGGACAATAAGTACCGGCATCCCACATACCCCACCAGATAGCAGAGTCTTGGCACATCACCGATACAGCAGCAGTTTTCATCTGCATTAAAAACAATGATTCAGCTTTGACAATCATCTCGCAGTTAGAGTCCTTCACAGTAGCTCCAAAAGAAATACCAAGGATCTGAGTCTGAGTTGCTCCTGAGATACCAGTAGAGCAGTTCTTATTGTTAATTGTGGTGATGTTAGGAGAGATAGCAGAAGGTGGTGGAGACTTAACTGTAGTCTCAGACCTACTTGTAGAGTCAGTAATAATAGGGTCAGCTAAAGCAATGGCAGATATACCACCTAGAGCCATACCCATTACAAAATAAAGAAATAGTCTCATTTGAGATGACCATTACCAGCTAACCAAGTAACAAGAGCAAGAACACCTATACCAATAATATAAAAGGCTTTCTTTACTACACCTTTGCCAACTGAAATATATACATTGTCAATAACCTTCTCGGTTACTCTTTCAACAATAAGCTCAATCTGCTCATCAGTTAAAGGAAGGTGATTTTCGCTCATTTATAGCTCCACTATAGATAGGTTAAGTAGTTAAAGGGTTAATTAATAGCCTATAGCAATCCACCGATAACTATCAATTGCACTATCACCATCAGTATTTCTAACTGTAAAACTTGATAAACCACTAATACCAACAAAAGGAAGACTCATTTCTTCATTAGCTCCTGTAAAATCTTGTACAGCAATATTTGCATAAACAAAACCTGATGTAAAAGCTATAGGTAATGTAATAGTTACTGTAGTATTGGCTGCTACACCACTAGTCAGTCCCCATTGAATCAATAAGCCACTAGGTAATTTCTGATAACCATTAGCAGTAAGAGATTTATCAAATCCAGCTATAGTGCCAATAGCAGCAGAAGTCCATGATGTTCCATCTGAAATTAAGACATTATCATCTGTGCTTGGAGCTACACTATTAATGCCACTTGTACCATTACCCACTAAAACAGCATTAGCTGTGAGTGTTGAGCGACCTGTTCCACCATCAGCCACAGCTAAATCTGTAATACCTGTGATTGTTCCACCAGTAATATCTACAGCAGTCTTATTTTGATTAGCCATATTACCTAAAGCAGAACCATTGACTGTAGAACTAAACACTACAGCACCAGTAAAAGTAGTAGCTCCAGTATGTACAGTAGTTCCTGTTACTGCAAGGTTTCCACCTACAGTAAAGTTATCTCCAGATGCACCTGTTTGTTGCTCTTTCAAATCAGACATTAGCTGACGAATAGCATTATTGATACCGCTAGGCGCACAGCCTTCAGCAATATTAATACTGTTAATGTCAGTATTGTTAGATGGGTCTACATCAAATTCACTAATCTTTGTCTTTGGCATTTTGCTTCCTATTTAAGCTGATTTAATTCTTCTTCAATAATCTGTGGTGACAGCAAGCCTCTTATAGCAGTTTGTGGCACTAAACCTGTTCTTGATTGAATTACATTCGGAGTTCTTCCAAGAGCAACTAAATCTTGAATGTCTCTCATATTCTGTAAGCCCATTCGAGTAGCAGCATATCTTCCAGCTCCACCAATTACAGGAAGAACAGCAGCACCAGTTGCACCACCAGCAAGATAACCAAGACCGACTGCACCACCACCAGCAATAACACTAGTAGGAGCTAACTTACCAACATATCTTAAGAAGTTCTGTAAGTTTCCACCTTTGGCAGCAGCAATGATTGCATCTTTTTCAGTTTGATTAAATCCAGCAAGCCTTTTTTTATTTTTAGCTAATGACTTAAGTTCTTGTCTTAAAGCATTTTCTAAACCTGATTGAGTGTAATTAGCACCAGCAGTAATCTCTGCTCTTTCTATTAAGTCAGCAATGGTGTCTGATTTGATACTCTTAGAATAAAGGCTTCTTGCTTCCTTTAAGCTATTAATAGCATCTTTACTAGCTACTTTTGGAGACATAGCATCTTCAACTTCTATGACACCATACTTACCTAAGTCTACTGATTTCTTAGGAACAGCCAAATCTTTATCTGATAAGTTGGCAATATAGTTATCAAACTCATCTAATAACTTATAAGCAACTCTTTGTTGATCTGGATTGTCAAAAGTCTTTGTAGGCGCTCTAACAATTCTTCTTAGAGTATCTAATTCTTGCAATGTCTTAGGAGCTTGACCTTCTTCTGCTAGTCTATTTAAAACTATATTCACTTGAGGGTGTAAATCAGGATCAAATCCAGCTTCTTTTACAGCATTGGTAAATGTTGGATAGGTATCTTTTAAAGACTGAGGGCTGATAACTACACCTGCTTTATTTGCTCTATCGTAAGCCTGTGTAGCCTGTATCTTCAATTGCTCTGCAGTAGGAATTACCTCTGTTTTTCTTGGTCTAACACCACCTGCTGCGCCTGTAGTAGTACCAGCAATCATACCAGCAATAGGACTTCCTGTAGCTTCTGTAACTGATTGAGCTACCATTGATGCAGGAGCAGATATAGCAGTTTGTCTAACAGGAGCTTGAGCCATCTGAGCAGCGACATTTCTAGTTACAGCAGATGCTCCTTCTTTAGCCAATTGAGTTAATGCAGGTAATTGAGTTCCTGCGCCTGATAATCCTGCTCCACCAGCCTCAATAACTCTTTCTGTTGTTGAAGTAGGTTCTGCGCCTAAACCAATATTTTCCATGCCTTTAGAAACCATGCTAGATACCATTGGTAATTGCATAGGTTTTGCAGTTTGCTCTCTACCCATTAATCCACGGATATAGTTTTCTACTGCTGTATTACCTTTAGACAATTCATTAACAATAGTATTAAGAGCATCGCCAATAGGAACTGCCATTGAGCCAACTAAAGATCCTGCTGGACCAGCTACAGAGCCTATAGTAGCTCCTGCAATTGTAGGAGCAGCACCTCTAGATAATAGCTCACCAACTCTACCTGTTGTTAATGGCTTTGTATCAAATTGGTCAAATGGATTTGCACCTGTTTGCTCAAGTTGGTCAAAAGGATTTGCCATATTATTTTTTCCCTAATACTTTGTTGGAAGCACCCATGCCATATTTTTCATCAAAATACTGCGCTAAATTTGGATTGCTTTTTAATAAATTAACAGCATTTTGTGGTATTGCAGGTAGGTTTTCTCTTGGTGCTTGAGGAGTAATAGTATCATTAGGCTTTACTTTTAGAACAGAAACAGCACCCATATTCTGAATAATTCTGCTCAACTCTGAAGCCTGAGTATCAATAACATCCTTGCCAACAAAAGCGCCAGAGAATGAAGTTGGATTAGTAACAATAGATTCCAAGATGCTCAAGTCTGGTCCATTCAATACACCCAAGTTGTAGGCTTCTTTAGCTTGTAAAAGCATATTTCTATACTTGGTGTTCATGGTAGCTCTTGCAGATGGGCTTAATGCACTCCATCTAGTAAAGTTTGGCAACTCATCTCTGAACTCTTGAATAGCATTAACTGTATTCTTGATGCCAACAACTTGCTTCTGTTGTTCTGCAGGAATCTCTAACTTCTTAGCATCTCTTTCAGCTTGAGCAATATCTCTAGTAAGTTGTCTATCAGCTTGGTTTTCTTTTCTGCTTAAGTAAGAATCTTCCATCTTGCTTAATGACTCAATGCGCTTATAGGCAGTTTCTTCATCAATAGTTCCTTGTTCAAAACCTTTTTGATAAGTCTGAGCTAACTGTCTAACTTGTGGGCTTTGAGCCATAACATATGGAGCGAATGGACTAGGAGCATTTTGATCTCCCATCAAGCCAGATTGGCGAAGTGCTTTTTGAGATTCAGCAATACCTTTTAACTCATCAAATCTACCCATTGCCTGTAAAGCAGGAACAATCTGCTTCATATCATATTTATAACCAGTCAAAGTCTTTTGCTCTGGAGTAGTACCATAAGTAGGCATATTCATCTCATCAAGCATTGTTTGACCTTCAGGAACTACTGCAGGAGTTGTTTGATACTGAGGAGTCATTGCGCTTGCATATAGTTGCTTTAAAGCTGCATCTTGCTTTTGCTTGTCTAACATCTGCTTAACTTGTGCGCCCTTAAGCATATCGCTTAATGCTCGATCCATTTGACCTTGATAGCCTTGGTTAAATGCAGCTAAACCTTGAGACAATCCACTACCTTGTGGCATCAATGAAGGCGCACCAGCCTGTGACAAGGCTTGACCAAGACCAAGTAACCCCTGAGAGATACCCTGATAGCGAATATCAGACATCTGCTCTGGAGAAAATAAACTGTCGTAATAATTAGGTATTGCCATATTTGCCTCAGATAAGTGTTGGTCTATATGCTTTTAAAGCTACTGCTGGGTCTAACAAGCTAGATAGAATAGATTGTGGAATTGCCTGACCTTTTCTCATTCCACCACCAGAATCACCGCCTTGATTAAATTCAGCTAACTGTTGAGCTGCTTGTTGTTGAGCAGACTTGCCAAAATCAGGCATTGATCTACCAGCCATTCTTTCTTGTAACAATGACATATCACCCATGCCTTGAATAGATGAGATTTGGCTAGGAGACATACCTGAAGGTTCAAAGATATTACCGCCAGAAGTAGGATACATCTCTACCATTCTGCTGTAGTCATTACCCATTGGAGCTAACTCAGAGCTGCCACCAAAGATGTTTGATAAGAAGTTTGTTCCACCGCTAGTAGCTCCAGCAGTTTCAGGGCTAAATACAGTCATCTCTCCGCTAGGAAGAAACTCAAACCCAGTAGCTCCAGCAGAGCCTTCAGCTCCACCAGTAGGCATACCATAGGCATTAGCACCAACTAATGCAGCTATTGTGTACCATCCCCCCGGAATTTCATCATTAACAAAGTCATCAGTTTGAGAAAGTAAGCGTCTTGTTTCATCATCTAATTTATTAAAGAATCCCATTATTTATCCTTAACCGAAAGGCTTAAAGCCAAGAGATCCAGCAGTACCAGCAAGGGATAACAAATTACCAAATCCCTGTTGAGAAGGATTAGAATAAATAGGTCTTTCTTGAACAGAGCCACTAGGCGCACCATAAACACCAGTTAAGAATGTAGACAAGCGAGTCTCTGGCATCTCATATTGATAGCGAGCAATTTGGTCTGCAATTTGAGCTTGTGAGTAACCTTCTCTTGCCAAGCCAGCAGCCAACAACTTAGATGGATCTGTGTAATCAGCAGCAGCCAACTGAGGTGCAGCAAGGATTGCATTAGCCTGTCTAGTTCTTTCGTCACCATAGTTCTGATAAGCCAACTTCCCACCAACATCAGATAATCTGTTAGCTAAAACATCAGCAGCTCTAGCTTCTAATTGTGTTTGTGCGCCAGAGCCATATCTACCGGCAGATGAAAGATTGGAGCGAATACCCATGATATCTTGACCAAACTGGTTACTAATATCTCTTGTAGCACCTTGGAAAGCACCTGTAAAGAATGGGTTACCTGATAGGTAGTCACCAGAAATTGTTTTTTGTAACTGAGCTTGTGCAGCAGGAAGGAGTGGGCTTCCAGCAGTTGCTCTTTGCTCAATGCTACCTAATGCAGATAAAGTCTGCTGTGATGGATCGACATATGTTTGGAATGGAGCATAAGGAGTAGGGCTTTCATATAATCTTCTTGTTTCGCTTAGACCAAAATCAACATAAGGTCTTAGCATTGGATCAATCTGATTGGTTACAGTTTGAGTGCCGGTTTGTTGTGAACCACCACCACCAAAAATTTTAGTTATGCCACTCATTTACAACTCCTTTATCCATTTTCTAGGGATAAACCCTAATTTACTAGCTGTTTTACTCCATCCTTTTCTATAAGAATCAAAGGTTATGAAGCGATCCCCACCATTTTTTGCAAGCTCTTGGATATGATTCCATGCTTCTAAGAAAGGGTGATTGTTTATAAAATAAAGACACCAAATATGCAGAGTGCCTTGATTTGGTTGCAGAACCGAGAATCCTACTGGTCGGTTGTCCTGCTTGTAGATCCACAACATTGCCTGTTGATTCAGGCACAGAGCATATACATCTTCAGGTATCCAAGACTCAGGACTTTTCTCCTGTATCTTTAGAAGCCCACTCCTAACAAAATCCCAATACTTTCTGATTTCTTCAGGATTTATATATATATGCTCCATATAGCACAATTTTATCTTGTTTTGTAGAAAAAAACATACTTTTTTTAGCCTACTACTACATATTTATAGGTTTTCCCACTAGCATTATTAGCAGTATGGGTTATTACAGCAGAGCCATTAGTAATGCTAGATATATAAAACAAGGTAATTGCAGAGACATCCGCATAAGCAGTAAGTAAGATAACTGAGTCTGCACTTATCCTAGGATTTGAAATAGTTGTAGTTGTTGCTCCACCAGTAGCTAAAGTAACAGTCCCAGTATTATTTGTTTTGCCATCTATTACACCATTGAGAATCTCAGCTACTGCTCTTTGGTCACCGCCTTGTGGTGGTAATCGTCTAAACATTATCTGCCACCTGTAGGAACAATAGTAATGTCAGTACCTACTGCTGATTTCCAGTTAGCACCAACAGGGTAAACCCTAACTCTATGATAATTACCACTAGACCTTAAAGATACTCTATTCTCAGAATCAGATGATGTAGCAGTTCCAAATGTCGGTACTTCTGTCAATAGGTTTCTAGAAAACACAGCTACACTAGAAGTTCCATTATCAATCTTTGGCTTGGCTAGAGTAATAATAGATTGACTACCATTGCCAATATCACCAGTAGTTATATACCCTGTCTTTGGCTGACCTGTAAAAGTAATAATCTTAGTTGCTTTTGTGCCGGCACTTACAAACTTACCACCAGCCCAAAGTCTACTGTCAAATGAAGTAGATATTGTGTCCATATTTCCATAAGTATCCAGAGCTTCTAAGGTAATACCAGCACTAGCAATAGGAGCTAAATAGGTAGAAGTAGTCTCACCTTCTGACCATTTTTTAGCTTGCCAGTTGTAAATCATTAGTCTTTTACGAGCAAATATGTCAGTAAATTGCCAGATAACTAACTTTCTAATCACATCAACAGTAGCAGACATCTCATTTATTTTTGATTGATCTACATTAGTAAAGAAATATCTATCTACTTTTTCAGCACCAATAGGCACTACTGTTTGACCATCACAGGCATAAAATCCATCATCAGATAGAAAAAATGTTAAATTGCCAAACTGAGCAATAGAGTTAGCCTCATAACACCCAATATTCTTAGCAATGGTATCAAACTGGAAGAATAATGGAGAGCCTACATAGCTCATGCGAGAAATAGACTTTTCTAGCAATACTATGCCAAACTCACCGCCTGTAATACCTCTTATGTCACCACCATCAGGGATAATCTGGTTATCAGACTGACTTGTAGCTCCAGAAGTCCAATCTGTCTCATCATTAATATCTGACCAGTAAACAGTAGAAGGAGCGCTAGAAGTGTTAGCAGCTACAACAAAGTCTCTAATTACTGTCACATATTTAGCAGTAGGAGCAGCAGCAGCCAAATCAGCAAATGCTGTTGAGCTACCTAAGTCCCATCCCTGTAGCTTTGCATTGCCGTTAGCAGCAATTAATCTCTGACCAAACTGAGCAAAATAGAATCTATCAGCAGTTGTATATCCACCAGTCTTAGATACATCATCAAGGCTTAAATCTGTAGAATCAAACTTAAACAGTTTAGTTGTGCCAGCAGCAAATAAGGTTGTTGTACCACCAAATTTAGTAGCAAAAACATTGGTTAAGTTTTCACTAGCAGCACCAGATAGCTCTACCAATTCTGGCAAAGCACCATAGCCTATAGCTTGTGGCACTACATTGTAAGCCTCTTGAATAGCACCAGTAACACCAGCTTGGTCTGGCATCCATTCGCCAAATTCTATTGTTGTAGCCATTGATTGCTTCCTGTAGTTTTATCTGTCCAACTATTATTTGATGTAGAAACTGGTGTCCATGAGTTTGATTCTACAGACTTATTTGTCCAATTATTAGAGCTTACAGATGATGCTGTCCAAGTGTTAGGAACTTCAGTTACATCAATCCATTCCTCACCTATGATGTAAGAAACACCTCTAATTGTTGCAATGCCATTAATAACTCCAGCTCCACTTGCATTTTTTGTAGCAAATCCTGTAATTGATCCTATGCCATTAATTGAGCCAAATCCTTCAGCAACAATACCGCCAAGACCTACTATAGTTCCTGTACCAATAATGCTTGCAGAGCTTAATCTTTGTCTTATTCCAGAGCCATCTAAAGAACCAGTTGCATTTAAAGAGCCATTAGCTAATCTTAATCTAATGCCTAAACCATCAATAGAAGCTATGCCATTAATAGAACCTTGACCAGCTCTAATAGCATTAGGTATTCCAGAGATACTTGCAATACCATTGATTGAGCCAGCTCCATCTGTAGCAAGGACATCTCCTTCAGCATAGATATAATCCCAGTATCCATACAGAACATATTGGTCTGTATATTTACTCATTATTTAGCCTCTAGTATTTCAATTCTAGATTTAAGGTCTGTAATGATGGCTTGTTGTTCTTGAATGGCAGCTGTTAGTGTAGCCACTAAAAATGAAGTATCAATGCCTTGGTACTGTGGGTTTCCTTCATCATCTACAGCATCTTTCTCGCCAGTTACGCAGTCAGGTGCTACTTCTTGCAATTCGTGGGCAATAAAGCCTTGACCATTAGAACCGTCAGATTTCCAGTTGTAAGTTACAGGCTTTAACGCAGCTACTTTAGACAAAGCACCTGTCATTGGTGCTATATTTTCTTTTAAACGATAATCTGAATTTGAATTGTATCCAACACTATTTGAACCTGTTGTAATTGTTCCACATTCTCCAACGCTATTGCTAAAAGCTACTTGATATGTTGATACTCCAACTGTGTTTTGCATGGCTATAACAGGACCACTAACACTAGATTTAAATGCAGCTATGCCTGTACCACCATTAACTCTAAATGTTTCACCACCTCTAATTAATTGGGTAGTAGTGTTAAACATAGCAACCCCACTAGCATCAATACGCATCCGTTCCGCACTAGCATCTACATCATTAATTACAAAACTAAAATCTGATGAAAGAGAACCTAAAGTAAAGGTACGGTTTGTAGATTGAAACCTAGCATATCCAGTTGTTGTTCCATTAATATGGAATTGATTTTGAGGGCTAGTTGTCCCAATGCCTACATTACCTGAGCTATCAATACGCATTGACTCAGTACCACCTTCTGTAAAGGCAATAGTATCTGCTGCTGGGAAGAATATACCTGTATTAGTATCGCCAGTAGTCGTAATGGCTGGTGCTGATACTGAACCAGCAGCTACTGTAGTTACTCCAGTTGCAGATAAAGTAGTAAAAGCACCAGTAGAGGCTGTAGTAGCACCAACAGTACCATTAATATTAATTGAGGCTGTACCAGTTAGGTTTGTTACTGTTCCGCTAGATGGAGTTCCTAAAGCACCACCTGTAGAATACTTACCGTTAAAAGTATTCCAATCGGTAGATGTTAAGTAACCATTTACTGATGTAGTTGCTGCAGGTATGCTAATAGCTGGAGTGTTGCCACCGCTTGAAACTATTGGTGCTGTTCCGCTAACAGATGTAACAGTTCCTGTTGTTGGTGTTGTCCAAGTAGGTGTTGCACCTGTACCAGCAGATGTAAGAACTTGACCTGCTGTGCCTTGGCTACCATCAAATGATGTTGTGCCAGTAACGCTTAAATTAGTAAAACTACCAGCTAAAGGTGTTGTGCCACCAATAACCATATTGTTCATTGTTCCAGCATTAGTTGGTGCAATTTCTACTCCACCTGACCCACTAGGTTTTATATGGACATGACCTGTACCTGTAGGACTAATGTCAATTTGTGCGTTTGCACCATTAATATTTGTAGCTACAGCAATAGTGACATTATCGCCACCACCAGCACCCATGCTAATTTGTGTTGTTCCAGCAGAGTTTTTAAGTGCTAATCCAGCAGAACTTGCAGCTTGTACTGATGGAGTAGTTAGTGCAGTAATAGTTAATGCAGCAACAGTATTCCCAGACTGTATTTTGTCAGTATTGAGATTAGTAAAGTTATTGTCTACTTCTGTATGAGTAAGTGGTGAGCCTTTACCAGCTCTAGTTACGATTGTAGACATGGTTTACCTTATGCCAAAGTAACAGTTACGCTACCAGCAGCGAACTTGAATACATCACCAGTTTCAATAGTTTTGGAAGTGGTTAGTGCGCCATGATAGAGCATATTACCAGTAGTTAAAGAATCAAATAAGGCAAAGAAAGGGATTGTTCCCCAGTTGCCTGTAGCTTGGTCAAACTCTACAGCAGCACTATTAACTGATGCACCATTGCTAGGAGCATTAAAAGCCATAGACTTTCGAGCATAAGAACCACCGCTTACCTCATTACCTGTCCCAGCATCTGTAGGATCTGTAAGAAACAAACCAACATAAACTGTAGTTGGACTTGTGTAAGCAGTATTGCGGAGAGTTGCATTGATTAGAGCATTTTCTAAGTAGTTTGATAAAGCTGCCATGATTGTCCTTAGCGATTAGTTAATTTCATTTGTAGTGGTACACCATTGTATTCTGAGCTGTCATCAGATGTAGCAATGAGTTCTAGTGTGCTTGCATACAAAGAAGCCCAAGTTGCTAATCTTGCATCATTCATTAAATATGGCTCGGCTTGTGCCAATGAACCATAAAGTAATAAATCAGGGTAGTTCGCTAAGAATACATTTGAAGCATTTGAGGTAGATAGTACATCTGGCTTGTAGTAGTAAAGCATTTCAAGGACATAAGCACCATCAGGAATGGGAGCAAAGTTCATCTCTGATCCAATAACTGAGTAATCTACTGGTCTGCCTGACTCTGTTGCTCTAGCATTTCTAGTAAAGGCTGATGGAGACATATAGCTAACAGGCATCCTTGGATTGCCCTGAGTAAACAAATCTCGCATCTCTAAGAAGTCTGTAGGTAATCCGATTGTGTTGTCACCACCTGTCATAGTTGCAGTTGCTGACTTTAGCATTGGTCTTGTTCTTAGCTCTCTTTGTAGACGAGCTTCAGCCAAGGTAATGAAAGTAGGAATCATTGCTGTTAGATCTGTGCGACCTAAGTAACTAGCAATAGTAGTCTGTAGTGCTGAATAGTTAGAAAAGCTCATAGTATGTCATGCCATCCATAGGTATAATTTCCGACATGACCTATCTCTTGAGATAAATCATGGTCTATATAAGTATCAATTCCCACATCTTTTGCCTTGATACAGAAGTAAATATCCTCACCCAAGAGCTTATTCTCAGGCAGTAATTCAAAGAAGAACCAAGGCTTTTCTATAGCATTTAGAGTCTCTTTGCTAATTAGCATCACTCCGCAGCCTATTCCATCAGCCTGTTGTATTCCTGTTTTATTCTTAGAAGATATTTGCTTCCAGTTGCAAGTGCCATCTGCATCGATTTCTAGTGTCTTGGCAGTAGCCTTGACTGGTGCAGAGCGAGTTGTTGCATTTACCCCAATAATTCCCTTGTCATGGCTCAGTAGCCTTTCAAGAGTATCTTTAGGGAATCTCATGTCAGCATCAATAAACAGGACATAATCTGCGCCTTCTTCTAAGGCTGACTCGACCATATTGTTTCTTTGGTCAAATATCAGAGTACCCATAGAAGTGTAGAGATTGACTTGGTGTTCTGTGTTTCTTGCTACATGATTGACCATTCTAGCTAGGTCAAAAGCTGTTCCTACTTCCATCTGTCCTCTAGCTGGGATGCAGATTGCGACAGTAGCCATTAGATTTGACCCCCTCGAGTTCTAAATACTCGGTTATCAGGATCATTTAACCATCTTTTTAATGCTGGCATATCAATGACTTGATAGCCCTTCATAATATTTTTCTTGTTTAAATCACCAATAATCTCTGGTGGTATACAAGCTATATGATTCTTAGGATCGTATGGAATATCTCCCCATCCCTTAGAACCACTATTCTCTTTGTATACTTGCTTGGTAGCTTCAGCAAAATCACTTAGATTTAGCTTAGTTTCAATAATAAGACCGCCTTCTCCATCGGAGTAAGCAGTTTTATTTTCCCCAAAATCACCTAGTAACTTTGACATTAAATCTCCAAGAAAAGGGGGCAGTTTCCCACCCCCAATTCTACTCACTTATTAACTTGCTGACAAGTCAAATACACCGCCATGAGCAGCTTCGTTCTTAACTTCAAGAGTTAATTCAGCCAAGATTTGAGTCTTTTCTGAGTCACCTGTTTTAGCCAAGTCGATAGTCTGGAATGGGCGCAAATATGCTAATGCTGCATATTCTGGGTCTAGTACCAAAGCATCGCGAGTACGCATGAAACGGTTAGGAACAATTGATACAACACCAAAGTCTGACTGGTAAAGGTCAGCACCGGCTAGGATTGTAATTTCACCAGCAGTAGTGCTGTTGTAACGATGTTGTGCCAAACCTGTAAAGCCTGAAACAACTTGCTTCAACGCTGGAGAAACCATCAATACTGAAGGTGTGCCACCTGATGTAAATACCTTAGAAACTACATCTTTAAGCATAGCTTCTGTGAAAGTACGAGTTGTACCATCTGTACGAGTAGATACACCAATAGTTGTTGGATCTGCACCAGCAGTTGTACCAGAGCCTTTGTTTGTGTTTGTCTTGATGTAAGACAACAAAGAACCCATAACACGAGCGGTTGAGCTTGAACCAGCAGACTGACCTTGGTTAGCTGTGATGATACCTTCGATGTCTCGCTTCAATTCAGCAGAAGCCTTAGCCAACTGGTAAGCCTTCTCAGACTTACGACCAGCCTTATCTACTGACTCCAAAGTACCAGAAACTTGCACAGTCTTACCAACGATTTGTGTGTAGTTACCAATACGAGTTGTAGCTGACAAAGTAGCAGCAGTAGCATCAGCACCTTCAACAAGTGCATTGCTTGTGTTTACAGATGCCAAAGCATCAGTCTGCCACTCATGGTAAACAGCTTTAGCTGATGTCTTACCAATAGAGGACATAATAGGTGTGTCTTGTGGGCTGATGTTGTAAATTACATCAGATAAATCTTCACGAGCGCCAACGGCATCGTATCTTGTAAATGTAGGCATTTCTAATTTCCTTTAAATAAATTTTTCAAATAGTTTAGCTGCATCTGACTTCTTGCCAGATTGCTTGAGTTTTTGCATCTGTCTCTTAGTTGCATCATTCTCAGCATTAACCTGACCGCCATTTCCAGCCTTGATTGTTCTTGGAGCATCCTGTACCTTTTTTGTAGCTACAGATTTGCCCTTCATTAACTTTTCATACATCATTGCATTGTAGAGAGTCTTAACTGCCCTAGAGTCATACACTTGGCTTAGTTCTTCATCACTAAAACCGACAGATTTGGCATAGGTTCTAATATCTTTCCTAGCTATCTCAGCTTTAGCTTCATCCCTAAACTCAGGAATCATCTCCCTCAGTTTTACTGCTTCTTGTTGCAAATGACCTTGCAGAGCTTGCTGTTTTTCAGAGTCTTGCTGTTGAGCAATACGCTGTCTTTCAGCTTGAACTGCTTGCAGTTGCTTTTCTTTCTCTGATCTCTCTGCGATCTTAATGGCATAACCAATAGGATCTGACTCTCGTAACTCGGATAGATTCTCATTGTCAGGGTTCTGATTGAGCATCTGTTCGATTACTTGCAGTCTTTGAGCATAAGTGTCTCGCATCTGCTTGGCTTCTTCGATTCTCGCTCTTTCTGCTTCTACAGTCTTGCGAGTCTCAGCTAAAGCCTGAGTTTTCTTTGTATAGTCTTTTGTGCGACTGTAACCTTGTTGAAGCTCCTCTAAGGTGACCTCAACTTCTTCATTGTCTACCTTGACTTTGAATCGCTGTGGTTCTTCGGTTTCTTCTTCTTGGTACTCAGTTTCTTCTGCGCTTTCATCTGTGTAGTCCTCTTGCTCTCTAGATTGTCCATCAGATTGATCTGATTCTTCCTCTGATTGAGCTTGATAGCCTTCCTCTGGTTGAGCTTTCGCTTCCTCAGTTGGTGAGTCCATCATAGATAAAAACGCATTAGCTGCTTGACCTACGGTTACACTTCCTTGCGGATTGGTGTTTTCACTCATTTTTGATACCTTTTATGGTAGTTAAAAAATCTTCCACTTCTTAGCATTAATTTGCTTATCGTCTGCGATAGCTTGGATTGATGCCTCGAATTCCTCAATAGCTTTTAGTTTGATTAAAGATCTCTCTCGAAAATCTACATCATCTTCTGCACTATTGAATATGTTGTTTTTATACAACAGTTTTTGGTTTTCCACAAGCTCCATGAAAAACTCATCTGTTAAATAGATATTTGCTCTTTCAGCTTTGTTCATAGGACATTCGGTATATTAGCTGTTGGACTTAACTTAGCACCGATTTGCATAGCTTTCAATTGGGCTTCATATTCAAACTCTTGTTGCTTGAGAGCCATCTGTTGTTCAAACTTCTCTCGCTCTAACTGCATCTGAGCTACTGCCTTCTCTCTAGCCAATTGCATCTCTGCTTGAGCCTTCATCTGGTCAGCTTGGATTTGAGCCTGAACTTGAGCCATATAAGCCTGAACCTGTGGATCTTGTTGCTGTTCTTGTGGTTGAGCCATCATCTGTAGTTGCTCTGGGCTAATCTCTTTGAAGAACTCGGTTGAGTCTTTAAAGCCAGCAGACTCTATAAATCTACCCAAAGTATTGCGATACTGTCCTAGGTCTACCAATGGGTTATTAACTCCGATTGTCTTGAGGATTTCTTCTTGCTTACCTAGAACCATAGCAATCATAGTCATCTGCTCTTGTTTGTTACCTGTTCCAAGACCTACATTGATAGACATATCGAACTGGTTAGTCCACTCTCTAGGATCAATAGAGACATATTTGCCTCGTAAGCGAATCACTCTAGCCTTGTCTTGGTACTTGCACAGAAGCTGTAGAATCTTCTGGAACAGGTCTTTTACCCCAGTTTCAGCAAAGATTCGAGCAATCAATTCAATCCTACCTGCTGCTGCTGATTGCATAGCTGCTACTGCTGTAGCTGTAGTGTTTTGTAGAATGTCTGGGTTTAAGCCTTGTTGAGCATCATTTACACCAGTTCGCTTAGTCTGAACTACATCTAAATACTCAAGCAATGGGAATGACTGTGCAGCAGTTGCCGGTACTGTCAAAGGAACAATTGCATTAGGGTTCTTAATGCGAACCACTCCATTAGCTGTAACGGTTAGCAAGTCATCTAGGTTTACTTGACCTTCAACAACACCCATTCTAGGGCTGTTAGTCATATACATATTGTCTAGAATCTGTCTTGTAACAGTAGACTTAATCAACTGAATGTCCATTGAACGGTCTGCCAAGCTATGACCAAAGAACTTATGAGGCATAGGAATAGGGCAGATTGAGCAGAATGGCACAAAGTCAATCTCTGTATCGTCTAGAATCTCGCTACCTGCATAGACTACCTTGCGGAGTTCTGCAATGCCATCTCCATCCATATCGACCTTGAGATAGCACTCATAGACTTCAATATCTTCCATTGCTGGATCGAGTGTGCTGTTGTTTACATCAGGGTTTTCACCATTGCTGTAGCGAGCAACTCTTTCCTGTGTGTAAGTTAAGTCAGACCAAGATGGTAAGTCCTCAACAATCTTCTTGTTAAAGCCCATGCCAATCAACTCAGAGCGAGTAATAAGCCTTCTGTGAGCCACAAACGGAGAATCACCAATAGTGCGAGCCTTCTTAGAGATCAAGAACTCCTCTGGTGGGACATTCTCAATAACTACCTTGCCTGTCTTGTTTGTCTTTTTGACTGTGACATTGTATGAGAACATTGGAATTACCATACCTGTCATTGGGTCTTGGTAAGAATCTACCTCAATCTGCTCTTGCTTAGATACCTCAATAGAGTCATCAGACAAAAGCATTGTTAGCTCTTGCTCATTTAGGTCTTGATACTTCTCTTTGGTGACATTTACTACTTCATCCCAGTAGACCTTAATAATGCCATTCTTCTGCAACAAGGCATCTTTGAACCAAGTGTGTAGCAAAGATACACCATCATTATCTCGGTTCATTACCCAGTTCACATACTCTGTAGCCTGTAAAGCCTTTTGCTCATCATCAAATGATCTAGGCTCAAAACGCACCATCTCGTCAGACTGAGTAAAAATCCTTAGTAATTGTGGCAATGCACCATCAACTACTTCAGCAACTTCACCAGTAACAATC